AAAAAACTTTACGGAAGTACGTAAATGGGTCGTCAATAATCTGGACAATGATTCTGGCGTACTTCTTAGGCGTATTTACGATGCTCTTCTTACATCCCTTGAAGACGCTAGCATTCCTGCTGCTGTGCTCATTGTTGCTAAGTATCAGTATCAAATCGCATTTGTTGCCGATCAAGAAATCAACCTTTTGGCGGCTCTAACTGAAATTATGGTAGAATGCAACTTTAAGTAAAAACTATGAACGTAAAACTAATTCGTATGTGGTCTGGCGAAGATGTAATCGCAGATTTAATTGGTGAAAATAATGATACTATTACTATTGTTAATCCTATTGTTGCTATTCCTGCTGGTCAAGGTCAGATGGGATTTGCACCGTGGTCTCCGCTTCTTAAGGGTAAAGGAGAAGAAATTGAAGTGAAAAAATCTTATGTTGTTTATGTGGCAGAAACTCAAGAAGAAATTGAGGACCAATACAGTCAAATGTTTTCTGCAATTGCCACACCCCCTTCAAAAAAACTTATTCTTTGAATAATTAAAAATATTATGATAGTAAGTGAGAGTGATGCTGTTTGGGCAGCTGATGAATTTATAAAATACTTTTCCCAAATGGGAAATATTGAAGATTATCTTCGATTTGTAAAAATGGAGGTAATTAAGTCAAGTAATATGCTTTTTTCTCTTAAAGATGAATTCTTCAATGAAGATATTCATCCTCAAGATATGGAGTTTGATATCAAGTTTGTTGGTGATAGATTTCCAAAATCTGTTCCACATGAGCACTACAATACTCTATTGAAGGCAGTTTCTTCACATAACAATGAAGCAAATATTCCTGGTAGAGAATTGCGTTGGGTTATTTTTGAGAAGAACACTAAGGGTGTTGTTGGATTTATTCGTTTTGGATCACCAACTATTAATTCTAAACCAAGAAATATTTGGTTAGGAAAAGCACCCAATCTTTCCACATTTAATCGACACGCAGCTATGGGGTTTGTGATTGTTCCATCTCAACCCTTTGGGTACAATTATCTTGGTGGTAAGTTCTTAGCACTTCTTTGCTGTTCCCATTTTGCCAGAGAGACTTTGAACAAAGTATTTGAGAAAGACATTGCTTTATTTGAAACAACATCGCTTTATGGTTCCACCACTGATGCATCTCAATATGATGGTCTTAAACCATATATGAGATATAAAGGTCTTACTGAAAGTAAGTTTCTACCACTTTTGCACGATGAAGTTTTTCATAGACTTCATGATAGGTTCACTCTATTGAACAACAATACTCCACTTACAGATAAAAAGGCATCATCCAAAAAGATGAAGAGGCAGACGAAAATGATTTCTATCATAAGAAACTCTCTTCTAGATAAGGATAAACTTGCAGAATTTAATTCTGTTATTGGTACAGCATTTAATCTGACTCAGAAGAAGAGATTCTATATCTCTGATTATGGATATTCGAATGTTCGTGAAGTAATTCTTGGAGAACAGGATGAACTTCTTCGTGGCCCTAACTGGGATAAATTCTACTTAGAAAATATTACTTCTTGGTGGAAAAAGAAAGCAACAAAGAGGTATGAAAAACTCAAGCAAGAAGATAGGTTCAGAACAAAGGTCGAACTCTGGACAGAAGATGACAATATTCAGATTATTCGATGAGTTACGAACTTAAAGATTGGTTGAACTCAATCAACCACACAAAACAAAATTTACTTGAGGAGGATCCTTCTTCTATAAGTAAGTATCCCCCATATATTGTTAACAGATGTTTTTCTGGTCATCTGGATTGTATAATGTATGCAAATGAAATGAATATGAATCATAGTCTGAGTAAGGATATGCAATATTCATTTTATCTAAATAGTCTGAGGAAGCGGAAGAGATTTTCTCCCTGGCTCCAAAAGGATAAGGTCAAAGATTTAGAGTGCATAAAAAAATACTATGGATATAGTAATGATAAAGCATTACAGGCCTTGAAAATTCTAAATAAACAACAAATTGATTTTATCAAACAACGACTTGACACAGGCGGAAAAAAATGACTAATCAAACAATAGAACCACAAGTAGACTGGTCTTCGAATATGATGGTGGAAGTTGTTCTAAATGAACCAGATGACTTTCTTAAAGTACGCGAAACTTTGACTCGTATTGGAGTTGCATCTAGAAAGGAGAAAAAACTCTATCAGAGTTGCCACATTCTTCACAAACAAGGACGTTATTATATTGTCCACTTTAAAGAACTCTTTGCACTTGATGGTAAACATGCAAATCTGAGTGTAAATGATGTTCAGCGTCGCAATCGCATTATTCGTCTTCTTGTCGATTGGGGACTTATTTCTCTGGTTGATGAGGAATCGGCCACTGACATTGCCCCACTGAACCAGATTAAAGTTCTTGCTTATAAGGATAAGAATGATTGGATTCTTGAGCAGAAGTATAATATTGGAAAAAAGGGTAAGACTCAAGAAGGTGGATGAAAACAATTGAACGCCATCGTTATAGAGACAAGCAGATATTTCAAACCAGAACACTAACCTTTGAACCTTATCCCATGACTGAGATTGAATCAGTGATGGGATTGATTCGTGATAACCTATCACCAGATTTACTGAAAGGTCGCAAATCTTTGATGTATCCTGATGATGTTTTGACTAACAAATATTACGGTCATTGCTATCATTGTTCTCAGGCCTTGCATTATCTCATGGATAGTGATATACTTTATCCTATGAGCGCAGAAGACTATCGAGGCGAAAAGCATTGGTGGTTATCTAATGGTAATATCAACTATGATATTACTGCTGACCAATACTATTCTGTTGGTCAGGCTCCTCCACACCTTGAAGGGAAGAAAACTTCCTGGTATGGGTGGAAACAGCGTCCACAACAGGTTTCTTTGAATCTTGTGGTTCGCGTTCTCGGAAACAGACTGGCTCTTGACAAGATCACAGACCAGTCTGTATAATGAGATTATGAGTTCACCCTCGTTAAAAGGTATTGTTTTTGATTTTGACTTATGACTACTAACGTTCAAGTCGCTCGTAATTTGGGCGCAACTTTTGCTTCTGACTTGGTAAAGCAAGCAAAGTTTAACAATCTGCGAAACGTCATTCGAGACTACATTGACTCCGCAAAAATTATGTACCCCATAGGATTTGAGTCCTGTGCGATTGGTATTCAAGAATTTTACATTCTTATTGACGAACAAAAAGTTAAGAAAGCAACTTATACTGTTCGTGTCCCTATCTCTTTGATTCGTTATCTTCTGGGACAAATCCGTAATGTTCGTCCAGAATTTTGTCTTCAAAACTTTCAAACTTTCAATCACTCTGTAGATTTTACAGAGTCTGAAATTGGAGTTGCGTTTTTCAATCCCTCCGAAAACTGCTTTGATATTGTCAAGAAACAGCACACTATTGCACAAATTGCAGCAATTGCTGAAGAAAAAAGTGATGATGTTGAAGTAATTCTCCGTGTAGTAAATTTTAGGGACGATGTTTCTCAAGAAGAAATTGTACAGGAAGCATCTAAACTTTTTTACCGCGAAGTAAAGGGCATCAACGATACAAAAGAATGGGAAAAACTCTATCACCAGGTTCAGTGTGGTGAAGAAGAAGCAATCACGGTTATGAACTTCTACAAGTCAATTCCTGGACTGACTTGGCAACCAGTTGACTTTCCATTTCCTCTGGTTCAACAGGCACAATACTGCTGCACTAAGGTTTCTCAGTTCTCAAAACTCATCGAGTACGCGATTAACGACGATTCTCTTGAAGAACTGCGTCAGATGATCATCACTCTTTGCCAAACTGTTGATTGGGACAGAGAGAAACCCAACAAAGAGATTTCTGTATATCTTCTACGAGCTTTCTACAATTTTGAAAAGAGACTTCATCCTCTTATTGATGATGCTATGTGTGGAATGGGATATCATTTCAGCATCACTGAGCACATCGAAAGTTTCTTCGACAAGAAACCAATTAATATGTATTTGGGCAGCACAAGCACTGACAAGAAACCTTGGCAGCACCTTGTAAAGGTTGCTGATCGTGCAAACGAAGCCTTGATTGAGAGTGGTCAACGCGATTCTCCATTCTTTTCTCTTCAGAGTTCTAAATTTGTCGATGCTGTATATGCTTTAGCAAACCCAACTCTTGGTAAGACAAAAACTGAGTCTGTTGACAAAGGGACTGTTGAGAAGTATATCAAACAGCATGTGCGTAATTTCAACTGATAAATAAAACTGAGACCTTTCGTGCGGTCTCTACAAAAGTCGGAACACCCTATAAAGAGGTTCGGTTTTACCGATACCTCTTTTTTTCGTATCTTGTATAATTAGTAGTGGATGCCGTAAGGATCCACAAAACACAAACTCGCTTTTAAAGGAGCTACAATAATGACTAACCTCACAAGGTATACTGCTGCGGATCTTCCTACCCTGTTAGATAAGATTTCAAAAAACAGTATTGGTATGAATGAGTACCTAAATAGAGTGTTCGACTTGCATGAGACAACATCGAACTATCCCCCCTACAATATAGTTCAGGTCAGCAATGTAGAATCCCGACTTGAACTTGCTCTTGCAGGATTTCGGAAGGCAGAAGTCAATGTCTACACACAAGATGGTAAACTCTTTATTGAAGGTCAGAAAGAAGATAAAGAAACGGAAACTAACTACTTGCACAAAGGTCTGGCTCAACGGTCGTTTACACGTGCCTGGACTCTCAGTGACGACACGGAAGTTAGATCAGTTACTTTTGAAGATGGGTTACTAAGTATTGTTCTTGGTAAGATTGTTCCTGAACATCATAATCGTAAGGATTATCTATAAATA